TGTATGGGCAACAATAGACCCAGATGATGATACATTAATTATTTATCGTGAACTTTATAAAAAAGGTTTAACAGGCGAAGACTTAGGTAACATGCTTACTGAGTATGAACGAGAAGACCATAAAAGTATTCAAGGAGTATTAGATACTGCAGCTTGGAACAAGACAGGTGTGGGAGGACCAACAGTAGGAGAGACATTGGTCCGAGCAGGACATAAGTTAAGACCAGCAGATAAAAATCGAATTCAAGGAAAGATACAGATACACGAGTATCTTAAACAAAATAAAACAACAGGAAGACCAAGACTACAAATATTTTCTAACTGTGTAAATTTAATTAGAGAGTTACAAAGTATTCCTGTTGACCCTAACAAACCGGAGGATGTAGATACTAAAGCATCAGACCACGCATATGATGCACTTAGATATTTAATAATGTCGAGACCTCAAAAACCTTCGGCTTATAGTCAGATGAGAGAAATAAAAAGATTTACACCATCTGACCCAACTTTCGGATATTAATTATGGATGGAGATAGTGACGATATGTTCTTAGCAAATTTAAAAATGAAATCAAACATTATAGAAAGTTTAAAGTCCCATGCAAAAGGACATATAGATAAACATAAAGCTAATGTTGAAGTATTATTACAGAACCCTGCAGGTGTAGCAGAACATCCAGATGTAGTTGAAACAATTGAAAAAGAATTAGAGATAATGGCAAAGTATGACGACCAATTAAATATTCTTGATAAGTACTTCAAGTAATGCCAACATATACATTTAAAGATTTAAAAACTGGCGAAGAGTTTGATAAAGTCATGTCGTATGAAGACATGCTCAAATATAAAAAGAAAAAAGATATTGAGTATGTTATCAAACCATTTAAAGTATTTAGATTAAATGATATGGGTGGACCAGAAGATAGTTTTAGAGAATGGTGCAGACAACCAGAAACAGATATAGATACTAGTAAGTCTAAGAACTTTAGAAATTCAAAGAAAGAATATTTATACAGTAATGCCAAAGACAAGTAACCCAATAATTATAGGTGACAAAGAGTACCACAAGTATTTAATAATTTGGGAGGATATTTGCGGGGATTCAACGATTACTGATTTTAATGAGTTTAGTAAGATGTCAGTAGCTAAAATTAATACAGAAGCTTATATATTTAAGAAGACTGACAAGTATGTATGGAGTTTTGCATCATATCAGAATGATAATGGTGAAGTAGCTTTTGGGGATAGAAATGTATATCCTCGAAGTGTAATAAAGAAAATGATTAAGATTTAACTTGACAAAAGCATCAAGTAGGTGTATAATAAAGGTATAACTAGATATGGTAGATTACAAAGACACAACTGAACCTAAAGACGAAGAAAACCAAGAAAAACAACAAGAAAGTAATAGATTAGCTTCTTTTGTTTATGACAGGTTTATTACTTCTGAACGAGCAAGGCAATCTGATGAAGACAGATGGCTTGAAGCTTTTCATAATTACAGAGGTCAGTATTACAAGAATGTTCAATTTAGAGAACATGAGAAGTCAAGAGTCTTTGTAAAAGTAACTAAGACAAAAGTTTTAGCTGCATATGGACAATTAGTAGATGTATTGTTTTCTGCTAATAAGTTTCCAATATCAGTAGAAGAAACAAAAGTACCAGAGGGTGTGTCTGAATATGCTCACCTTAATCCTGTAGGAGAAAACTTACAAAACTCTGGACCAAGTATTGAAGGCGGTGCAGACCAATCACAACCATCAATGTCACCAGAGCAAATGTCTTTGGTTGGATTTGAAGGTGATGGTAGAGAGTTACCAAAGGGTGCAACATTTACTGGACTTCAAGAAGATAAAGAATTTTTAGGTTCACTTAAGAATGAACTAGGAGACGAAGCTGTTAAAGAAGGTTCTGCTCCATTGCCAGAAATGGCACAAATAAGACCTGCTACTACACTAGCAAGACGAATGGAAAAATTAATCCATGATGAGATTGATGAGTCTAGTGGGTCACAAGAATTAAGAAACGCAATCTTTGAATCTGTTTTATTAGGAACAGGTATTATCAAAGGTCCTTTTACTTTTAATAAAACTTTACATAGATATGTTAAGAATGAAGATGGTACAAGAAGTTATCAACCAGAACAAGTAAAAGTACCTAGACTAGAATTTGTAAGTGCATGGGATTTTTATCCAGACCCAAATGCAAAGACTATTGAAGAATGTGAATATGTTGTACATAGACACAAGCTAAATAAAAATCAATTAAGAGATTTATTAGACAGACCTTTCTTTGATAAAGAAGCAGTACTAGAAACTTTACAAGATGGTCCTAACTATCGTAACAGAACCTTTGAAACACAAATCAAAGCAGAAGATGATGCGAACACAACTGAGACAGATAGATTTGAAGTACTAGAGTTCTGGGGTTGTGTAGATAAAAAAGTTTTAGAAGATGCTCAGATACCTGTTCCAGAAGGAATGGATGATGAGAAAGAAATGCAAATCAATGCATGGGTAACTGAAAACAGAGTGTTAAGAATGGTAGTCAATCCATTTAAACCTTACAGAATACCATACAACGCATTTCCTTATGAGAAGAACCCATATAGTTTCTTTGGTATTGGTGTACCAGAGAATATGAAAGATGCTCAACAAATTATGAATGGTCATGCAAGAATGGCTATTGATAATTTAGCTTTATCAGGTTCACTTGTTTTTGATGTTGATGAGTCAGCATTAGTAGCAGGACAAAACATGGATGTATATCCGGGCAAAATATTTAGAAGACAAGCAGGTATGCCGGGTCAAGCTATTCATGGATTAAAGTTTCCAAACACATCAACTGAGAATATGATGATGTTTGATAAGTTTAGACAGTTGGCAGATGAGTCAACAGGAATACCTTCTTACTCTCATGGTCAGACAGGTGTTCAAAGTATGACAAGAACAGCTTCTGGTATGTCAATGTTATTATCAGCAGCAAACTTAAATATAAAAACTGTTGTAAAAAATTTAGACGATTTCTTATTAAAACCTTTGGGCGAAGCATACTTCCAATGGAACATGCAGTTTTATGAAGGAGACTTAGCAATTGAGGGAGACCTTGAAGTTAAGGCAACAGGAACATCTTCTTTAATGCAAAAAGAAGTTAGGTCACAAAGACTTACAATGTTCTTACAAAGTGTACAGAATCCTGCGATTGCACCATTCGTAAAGATTCCAGAATTAATAAAAGAACTAGCATATACATTAGACCTTGACCCAGAGACAGTAATCAATGACCCTAATGAAGCAGAAATATATGCTAAGATTATAGGACTACAGAATGCAAGACAGAACCAATCAGTTGGTGGAACAGATAGTCCAGAGTCCCCAATGGACACACCTCAAGGAGTACCTAACCAAACTCCAACACCAGACAACTCGGGAGTTGGCAATGGCACAATCGGAACAGGAGGTGTTCCGCAAACAGGGGAAATGGAATTTACTGGAACAGTTAATCCAACTGGACAAAACTAATAAACTTAATAAACAGGAGAAATAACTATGCCAATGGGAAAAGGAACTTATGGAAGTAAAGTAGGAAGACCATCTAAAAAGAAAATGGCACATGGCGGAATGGCACATGGCAAAAAGAAAAAAATGATGGGTGGCGGAATGATGAAAAAGAAAATGATGTATGGTGGTATGACATCTAAAAAGAAAAAGTAATTTACAATGGCTACTAAAGAGTTAAGAAATCAAATGGATGGGTTTATGAAACCCGCAACAGCAGAAGCACCAACTATGGGATTGTATGATGTTAATACTCCTCAAAGTGTGCGTGAAGGAACTCCATTAAGATTATTTGACAAAGAAAGAGCAAGATATAAAACAGGTGATGTTGTAGAAGATAATTACAACAGAGCATTAGCAGTTTATAGTGCAATGAAAAATGCAAATGAACCAGATGCAAAAATAAAAGAAAGAATTGGTGAACTCCAATATAATAAAATTATTATGAATAAAGCAAATGTTAAGAAAGCTGCAACAGGTGGTTTAATGGGTGGTGACCCTAGACTTGGAAGAGTAGAAGATGTTGGATATCAAGCTTATAGTAAAGGTGGCTTAACAGATTATGAATTAGTCCAATTAAAAAACATGGGCTATGATGTAAAAAAATTTGGTATAGAACACTATGGTGGTTCAAATGTTTTAAAAGATGTTTTAAAAGTAAATAAATATGCTGAAGGTGGAGAAGTAGAAGATAAAGGTATGACAATACCAGAACTTTCACCAGAAGCAGAAACTTCTTTAGAAATGCAAATGGAAGAAGCAATGCCAGAAGGCGAAGAAGATGATATGAATGTTGAAGCACAAGTTGATACATCTGTTTTAGATTCAGAAGAAGAACAATTATTAGAAGAAGTTATTGAAATGCATCCGGGTATAATGGATGTTATTGTTAAATTAACAACAAAAGAATTCACCGGTTCTGGAGAAGTAGATGGACCGGGAACAGGAACTTCAGACTCGATACCTGCAATGTTATCGGATGGTGAGTTTGTATTTACAGCAAAAGCAGTTAAGCAAATTGGTGTGGACAGACTTAGAAAACAAATGAGAGCAGCAGAAGAAGAGTATGATAACAGTATGGCAGTTCAAGATTCTCAAATGGAATCTGGACAACCCATGATGGCAAAAGGCGGATTATTATCTGCCGACAAGTATAAAATATAGAGCTACCCGGGCAATCACCTAGGCACTCTATATCGGCTACTTTGCAATACGCAAACCCCAAACAAGAAAGGTGATTAAAAATGGTTGAAAGTAATGCAGACACTTTACTGAAAAGTAAAGCTACTCAGCAGAGTAATGAAACAGAAGCAAATCCATATAATGCTAAAAAGGATTATATTGATTATGAACAAATGAAGGCAAATGCAAGTAAAGAATTTGCAGATGCTAACACGATAGCGGTTAAAAAGGACCAACCAAAAGTTGTTGTTGATTCAATGCAGTCAACAGAAACTGAGGAAGACACTCCGGAAGAACAAGCTGACAAACCTTATCAAAAGGTTGACTACAAAAAAAGATATGATGACCTCAAGAAACACTATGATGGTCGTGTTAATTCTTTTAAGTCGAGAGAACAGGAACTACTAGCAGAAATTCGTGCTAATAGACCTACATACAAAGCACCTAAAAGTGCAGAGGAAATCGAAGCTTTTAAGAAAGAATACCCAGATGTTTATGGTGTTGTTGAAACAGTCGCACATCTTAGAAGTTCTAAGGAAACAGAAGATTTAAAACAAGAGATTAAACAACTCAAAGAATTAAATCAAACTGTTAACAAAGAAAAAGCAGAAGCTAAACTAGCGAGATTGCATCCAGACTTTGAACAAATTAGAGAGTCGGATGAGTTTCATAGTTGGGCGGAAAGTCAACCCGAAGCAATTAAGGGATGGGTTTATGGTAATGCTACAAATGCAGAACTTGCTTCGAGAGCAATTGATTTATTCAAACAGGATACCGGCAAGTCAAAATCTAAACCAGAATTATCTGGCGATTTAGTTGCTGCATCAGAAATGGTGAAAGTAAAAAACAGTAAAGAAATCGGCTATGGTTCTAAAAAGATTTGGACTCGTTCTCAAATAGCGGCAATGTCGCAGTCAGAATTTGATAAGAACGAAAAAGCTATAACTGATGCTATGTCTGAAGGTCGTGTCATAAATGACATGGGTAACAGACCAAGTAAAGGTTCTGGTAATCCGACTTACTAAATTTTATAGACCGCACATTGTTAATCACTTAACTTAAACAACACAGGAAAGGGGAATATCATGGCGGTATTTCAAAATGCTACTAATAGTAACCTATCTAACTTTGATACTACTAGTGGACAAACTAATGAGTTCTTCGTACCAGAAATATTTTCGAAGAAGATTCAAAACTTCTTTAGAAAGTCTTCTGTAATCGAAGCAATAACAAACACAGACTACGCAGGTGAGATTGCGGCTTTCGGTGATACAGTAAAAATCATCAAAGAACCAGAAATCACAGTTGCGGCTTATACAAGAGCAGCAAGTACAACTAAACAGTACTTAACTGACCAAGAACTTACTCTTGTAATTGACAAAGCAAATAGCTTTAAGTTTATAGTTGATGATATCGAGGAAAAACTTTCTCATATCAACTTTGCATCAGTTGGTGCATCAAGTGCAGCTTATACACTTAAGAACACTATGGATGCTGAAGTATTAACTGCAATGTTTGCAGGTGTATCTACTTCATCTCCAGACCATCAACTTGGTGGTGATACTGCAAATGCAGCATCTGGTTCATTAGCTACTACTGACCCAATCGACATGGGACATGCATCTGGAGAAGCAACTCCTTTATCTATCATGGCAAGAATGGCAAGATTACTTGACGATTCTCAAGTGCCAGAAGACCAAAGATGGTTTGTTGCAAAACCAGAGTTCTATGAAGAATTGGCAGCTACAGACTCAAAACTTATGTCATCTGACTTTAACCAAGGCGATGGTGGAGTAAGAAATGGTCTAGTTGCATCTGGTTCAATTAGAGGATTCCAAATGTACAAATCTTCTAACATCCCTGCAACTTCAAATGCTACTGGTCAATGCTTAGCAGGACATATGTCTTCTACAGCAACTGCTCAGTCAATCCTAAACATTGAGACTTTAAGAGATACTGATACTTTCGGTGATATCGTTAGAGGTCTTCATGTATATGGAAGACAAGTTCTTAGAGATGATGCTTTAGTAAAAGCAATCTACACTATCGACTAATACTAATATTGAGGGGGCGATTAAGTTCGCCCTCTCTTTTTTTAATATAACAAGAAAAGAATTTTTAAATGGCAGCACCCTTCAGAACATATCTCGATTTAACTAATACTCTTATAAGAGAATTAAATGAAGTAGAACTGTCAAGTGTTTCATTTGCAAACGCAAAAGGAATACAAAAGTATATCAAAGATACAATTAATAGAGCATACTTTGATATTTGTAACGCAGAAGATAAATGGAGTTTTTTAGCAGTTGGTGACCCAAGCGATAACTATTATGGAAATGTTTCAGTTGAAACTGTTTCTGGGACTAGGTGGTACAAATTTAACGCAAGTTCAACTGGGGTTACAACTGACTATGGGTTTATAGATTATGAAAATGTTACACTAACAGAAGAAGGTGTAACTGGAAAATCAGCACCATATGAAATTAGAAATCTAAGACCTATTACAATAGAATTTTGGAATAAGCATTATGCTATATCAGAGTCTGTAGATAAAAGTAATACACAGACTTATGGTATTCCACAAAGAATTATTAGAAGTCCAAAGAATGATAAGTTTGGTTTATCACCAATTCCTAATGGTGTATTCAAAGTTTATTTCTTTGCATATTCACAACCAGATGAATTAACAAATCATGGAGATACTGTAGTATTCCCACAACAATATACAACAGTATTACTTGCAAGAGCAAGATATTATTTACATCAATTTAAAGATAACATAAGTCAGTCACAGTTAGCTGATGCAGAATATAAAAAAGGTTTAAGAACAATGAGAGAACAATTGATTGAACCTTTTCCAGACAGAATGACTGATGATAGAACAAGGATAATATAATGGCAAAAAGTCCTGCATGGCAAAGAAAAGAAGGTAAGAATCCTTCTGGTGGTTTAAATGCTAAAGGTCGTGCTAGTTATAACAGAGCAACTGGCGGTAATTTAAAAGCACCAAGTAAAAAAGTTGGTAACAAAAGAAGGGCTAGTTTTTGTGCGAGGATGAAAGGAATGAAGAAAAAACTTACATCTAAGAAAACAGCAAACGACCCTAACAGCAGAATTAATAAATCATTAAGAGCATGGAATTGTTAAATGGCAGAACAAGGTGTTTCAGTAACATGCGAAGGCGGATTAGATTTAGTTGGAACAACACATACACTATTTAGAACTCCGGGTGTCGCTACAGTTTTAGAAAACTATGAATCTTCTATCCATGGAGGATACAGAAGAATAAATGGTTTTTCTAAATTTGGAACTAGTACTCCAGATAGTAGTACATCAAATATAGAAGGTATTCAAAGCTATGCTAAAGGAGTTGTAGCTTGTCAAGGAACAAATATTTATTATAGTGCTGATGGTACAACTTGGACACAAGTTAATAAAGATACTTATCAAAATATTACAGGTACAGTAAATGTTAGTTCTGGTTCTCCTACAGTAAATGCTCATGGTGGTTCTACACTATTTACTAGTGAAGTATCAGTTGGTGATGATATAAAAATTAATGGTGAAATTTTTAATGTTTTAAGTATTACTAATGACCATGAACTAACAGTAGATGGTAACTTTGAAAGTTCAGCAAGTAATGTAGCTATTCAAAAAAATGGAGCAACTGCAGCACAATTAGCAAGTGGTTCAACAATAGCAAGACCAAGCCAATCTGATTGTAAGTTTGCTTTATACGAAGGTGAATCACAGTATGGTGAATTATTTATAGTAGATGGAGTTAACAAACCTGCATATTTAAAAATAGATATAGCAAGTGGAGTACATACTTATTACTTTAAAGAGATAGAAAGGTCTGCTCCAGACAAATCTAAATTTGCTACTATCTTTGCAGAAAGATTAATTCTTGCAGGAGATTCAGATAACCCACAAATATTAAGTTATAGTACAAGATTAAAACCCGAAGATTTTACAGGTTCATCAGCAGGTACAATAGATGTTGGTGATAAGATAGTAACAGTAAAACCTTTTAGAAACAAACTAATTGTTTTCTGTGAAAATAGTATTTTTCAAGTTTCTGGATTAGATGGTACTACTGTAGTGTCTGGTGTTACAAAAAACATTGGATGTATAAATGGTAATACAGTTCAAGAGATAGGCGGAGATTTAATTTTCTTAGCACC